GATTTTGATCAATTAATATGGGAATTCGGTGATGAGAATAATCCAGACTGGGTGCATGTGAGTTATGTAAACCCTGGAGATAATAGAAGCAGATGTTTAAGAGCTAAGAAATGTCCTAGCGGAACAACATATTCAGTAATTTAATTTAAATTACATGAATAAGAATACCAAAGGTTGGCAAAACTTTTTTAATAAATATTTGGATTTTGATGGTTCAGGAAAAGTTGATTGGTGGGAATATTTAATACCTATAGTAATAATTTTAACCATAGAAGTAGTAGCTGAATTAATCGCGCATCTACTAATACACTTATAATTTAAAATAAATATATAATGTTCGTATACACGTCAAATATTTTTAAAAAATCTTTTAAGAAAATGCTGGGTTTTAGTTTTAAGAAACTTAATAAAATTAGAAAATTTGGAGAGTGGTTTTAAAACTTAACAATCTGATAACATAAAAAACATTATGTAAAGAAATAATAGAGTGATTACTCTATTATGGAAGATAAATACAAACATCCGCATTTTATAGCGTTAATTACAACATTAATATTTATAATGTTGTGTACATTCATTTATCTCTAGCTTTTTCTCTTGCAATAACATACTTTGATCTTTTCTGGGCACTGTGTATCAGTTTCTCGCCCTTCATCCAACCTGTATATTTTATTTTTCCTGTATTTAAATCACTTAATAGATGCCATTTTAACTTTCCATTTCTTTCTAAAAACGAAATATGTTGTTCTTCTAGTCTTCCATCATGGGCGGGCGTTGGTGTTGTATATATTGGAAGATGCCAACTATGTGGATCACATTTACTTTCAAATCCCCTACCATCTATTTTCCTTTCTTTAGTGCTCTTTGAGAAAAAATCAAAACCAATAATATCTAAACTTTTGTAGGTTTTTATTCTATTAACAAACCACAATACGGTTAAAAATCCAGCTGATGGCCTTAGTTGTGATGATAAATCCCTCAATACTCCAACCCAAAAATCAACTCCAAAAGATCGCATAATATGAAAAATTTCCTCATCAGTATACATTTGTGTATAAGGCATTTTTTTAGGTAAATTATCTTCTAATTTCCAATTTTTCAAATGAAAATTTCCTCTACATCTATTAACAAGTATTTTAATATGTTTTAATTTACCTTTTGTAAATTCATAGAATAATTTATTATACATATGAGATCGAAATTGGCCCGTAACCCATATATCCGCTTTTGTACCCAACATTTTAGGAAAATGAGATTCTGTTTTTAATATGAATTCTAATGCTCTTCCAAAACGTACAACAATATCATAACTATCTATAAAATCAGCCAAATTGTGTTCCATTATTTCAACGGAATTACCAACAAATATTACTCGTTTATTTTTTACAAATTCTTGTATACGCTCCACCATTCTTTAGATAATTCACCATCTTTACACGATTCAAACCAGGGTCCACCTTGTGTATAATGTATTGCTTTTATTCTGTTATGTTTCTTGTAATAACCAACTAGATGATTATATGATCTTGGAATTTCTGATATATCCTTTTCATCAACCCAAGCGAATTGATGAAGATCTGCTGGACTAGCATCATCTAAATATTCTTTAGTTAAATGTTTTAATTTACTATTATCAAACAACATTAAAGAACTCCAACACTTTTTAGGGTAGGATTTATTTTCAACTCCATCCATTTTAGTGCTAGGCGTTTTTTCTAACTTATGTTTTACTACAGCAACTGGTTTATCTTTTAAATACTTATCTATTTCACTAGGATTACATTTCCATAAAAAATCATTATCACAAAATAAAGCTTTTCCTTGATAATGACATAACAAAGGAACATAAAATCTAGTGAAAGAAAATTCAGTTGATTCACCAGGATAATTTTCTCTACCATATATTCCTATTTTAGTAAGCAAGGCTTTATCTAAATATGTGACCTTATGCTCACCTGGTTTAGAATTGTTTAATATAGATTTTTTACAAACCTTAGTAGCTTGTGTGTATCTTGAATCGTGTCCTATAAATATTCTCATTTGATTTGTTTTAATATATTTTCAAAATTATTTAATTGTATCATGTTAGGTCCATCGCATAATGCCATGTCTGGATCTTTGTGAACTTCAAAGAAAAATCCATTAACACCAATTGCTTTTGCTAATTTAGCAATATGTAGAGCATATTTTGGCTCTCCACCGCTTTTGTCTCCTAAGGAACCAGGTTTTTGAGTAGAATGAGTACAATCTATTATAACTGGATAACCAAATTCCTTCATGTCTATAAGTTGTCTAAAATCGACAACTAAATTTCCAAGTCCGAACATACTACCTCTTTCTGTAAGCATAATTTGATCATTACCTGATTTTTTTATTTTATTAATAGGATGGATCATATCTTTACCATCTAAAAATTGAGCTTTTTTTATATTAATAATTTTACCTGTATCCGCAGCAGCCTTTAAAAGATCTGTTTGTCTACATAAAAAAGCGGGTATTTGTAGTATATCTACTACTTCCCCAACTGGTTTTGCCTGCCAAGGTTCGTGTATATCAGTTGTTATTTCACAACCTACGGCTTCTTTAATATTTCTTAGTATATTTAAACCTTGTTTCATACCAAGACCTCTATAAGAATCAATAGAAGTTCTATTTGCTTTATCAAATGAAGCTTTAAATATATAATGAAAATTATATTTTTCTGCTAATTCACTAAGTGCAAAGGCTAAATCCATAGCCATTAATCCGTTTTCAATTACACAAGGACCAGCTATTAAAAATTTATTGTATTTTCCCATTAAATTGTAAATTTAATTTGCATTTTTCTTCTTATATTTTGTGTTAAAATCTTTTTCCATTCTTTACGACTCATTAGTGTACAGTGCATATTTTCACCATCCATGAAAGTACACTTAGATGGATTTGATGGTATAGTTATAAATACCTCACCATCAACACGAGTGTATTTTTTTATATCTCTTAAAACATCTGGTAGTTCTTTTATAGGGATATGCTCTAATACATCACAAACAATTACAGCATCAGCTTGTGAGGGTGGTCTTACTTTATATATAGGATGAAAAGGATCATACCTATAAAACCCACCTAAATTAGGACCTAAATATTCACCCATTGTAATTTTTTCTTTATCAGGTCCGTGTATTTTAACTTTCGTATGCCAGTGTACTGATCTACCACAACCATATTCCAGTAGCATACAGCCTGGATTTTTATCAACAAATTGTTTAATTGGTCTTAATAATTTTTGTATACCACCACCATCACCATACCCACCTCTTGTTTTTCTTTTTTTACCATATATGTCTCTTATATAGTAACCTTCGGTAAAAAGATCTTCATATTTTTCTTTATACTTAAATTTATCAGAATAAATCATTTTCTGTATTAATTTCTCTTCCATCGTATTTTACTTCAACAACATTAATATCATAATGTCCTAATATTCTATTTTGTTCTAAATTCTCTTGTGGATACTCATCGGTAAATAGATCATAAGATTGTAGTATATGAGTTTTATATGCGTATATACCTAAGTGTCTATCCCCATAACCAATATTAGATCGTGTAAACCACATTGCTTTTCCTTCTTGGTGTATAACTTTAACGTCATCTGGTCTACAACCTTTTGTATAACATGTCGTAACGTCGTGTAGTGGAATATTTAGTAAGACTGGTTCTAATGTATCGTGTGTTATATCTAACATATCACCTTGAACGTTTACAATAACATCGTATTTCTTTAACTTATCTAATACTGATGCTATTCTCGCCGTACCATTTTCAGCTTCACCCGTCATAATAACATTTTTAGTCCACAATGCATCAGCTATTTTTTTACTATCAGTTACAACATAGGTATCATAACTCATTAGTCTACATTTGTCAAATACTATACGTATAAGAGGTTTACCATCAAACTTGATAAGCATTTTTTCTTTTAATCTAGAACTATCTAATCTAGCTGGTATAACAATAGCTATGTTCATGATTCCCTACCTACAGTTCTTCTTTTTATATCATCATGATTAAACTCAGCCCAATATAATTCAAAAGCTACACCATCTTCAACTCCTTCAAATTGATGATACTTACCTGGTTTAACCATAGTAAAATCACCAGCTTTAAGTATAGTCTCATCGACTAATCCTTGATCGTCTTGCCAAACCCTGATCAACATTTCCCCGGACTCTACAAAAAATCCGTTCCATTTAAATTGATGTTCATGTTCTGAACATTTAAATCCTTTATTGAATTCTATTCGGTGGAATTCTAAAACACCGTTAGCAAAGACATTTTCAGTCTTGCCCCATATTTTTCCTGCTTTCATTTAATTTAATTTGTTTTTGTTTTTGTACTTCAGTATAACATTCGCTGTGCCATACTGATATTTCTCCTATTTCCATGTGAGGCGGTTTGTTTATTGCCCATATTATAATATCAACTATTTCTCTTGATGTTAAGCTTGGTAGATCTGAATCAAATAAACCTAAATTAACATCCATTATTCTACATTTTTTGTCTGTGGTAAATTTTAAACTATCACTCAAATGAGATAATGAGGCTTTTGACGCGGAATACATAAAACCCTTTGATAGGTTAGGGTATTTTGATCTACTATTTATATTTATTATTAATTTTTTCTTGTCATATTTCCATAAATTAAAAACAGCTAGCAATAATTTAGTTTGATCAAAATGTGAATGAGCATTGTTCACAAACACCCCATATGAGTTATCACTTTTTAGTTTGTTTATAATTTTGTTTATACCTTCTGATGTACTAATATCATACTCTGGTCTATTAAACTGTACTGGTATCCACTTAGCACATAAAGTATCGTGTAATACTTTACCCAATCCTTTAGATGCTCCCGTTATTGCTACTCTCATAATGTTTATTTATTAAATCAAAACTTGGTTTTCCAAATAAAGTTCCTTTAACAGAACATTTGTTGCATGGGCTTTGACTTCTATCTCCTTCTTTTAATCTTAATCGAATACCCTTCATATCATCACTCATCCAAACGTCATATAGTGATTGTTTAGCAAGATTACCAATAATTCTTTCTTTACCCCAATCATTTGAACAAAATAAAGCATCACCATTCCAATCAATAAATAATTTATAAAATGGATAATAACACGGTGTACCTTTTAATTTATCAATATCTTCATCTTCAAAACCTATCCAATCTATTACTCCGCTTCTATTATTTAGTTTTAAACCATAATCTATATCAGCACCCATTGAAGCAGGATCTTTTAGTGAATAATGTGCTCTAAGGCTATATCTCTTAGAAGATACACCAGCTTCATTCATCATTGATACAAAACCACCAGCTTGTTCAGGTCCATCATATAAATTTATATACAACATATTGAGACCAGAGTTATATAGATCCATAACTACTAATGGTGTTAATTTATCTCCATTTGTATTACATTCAAGTAAGTTATCTGGCAATTTTGATTTCATAGCTTGTATAATTTCAGGAAATTTTTTATTTAATAAATTTTCACTAAAACCACTAAATGATATTCTACCACCGTATTCAGCATCAGCTAAATGTGTAGCAATTTTACTTGCTGTTTCAACGGTCATATTTAAATTTCTATTTGGATAAACTTTCGATGAAAATCTTGGACAAAACACACATTTTCTATTACACAATTCTGTTGTATTGATTTCAACAGTTAAAATGCTATCTAAAGGATTTTTACTATTTTTTATTCTATCTAAATGTACTTTTTCCTGTTCTTTTCTATACTGTAAAAAAGAATCAGCACCATGTAACTTGTGCTGTTGTCTTTCTTCGTGCATCATATTACCAAGGTTTTTGTCGTATTGGACCTTCTATTCTTTTACCCGTTTTGTCAAAAGGTTTTTCAGGAATCCAATTATACCATTTTTTCCTTCTATTTTTTTCCATTGGTGTTATTTTAAAATGATCTAATGATTGTTTAGGTTTGTTTCTAAAGTGTACACTAATTAATATTCTTGGTCCAATAGTTTCAACTTCGTGATATTGATATTGGGGTATGTACAATAAATCCCCAGCTTCTAAAATAAACTCATCCAATATTTCTTTTGGTTTATTTGGAGCAAATTCTTTATATATTTTCCATTTTACTTTACCCTCTGTATGAAATAAAAAGTTTTCTGTATTATCTGAGTGGGCTGGAAAACTTTTAGATTCAGCTTTTGGAGAACAATATACATTCGCTTGACCTCCCTCAAAATATTTTTCAAATTCAAAGCAAATATCAACAAGTTCTTTCTTTTGGTATTCCGCAAAAGGAATAACAAATGTTTTACCTTTGTTCCATTCGTCATACACTTCTTGTTTACTTAACATAGGTAATTTTAGTTTACCAGTTCTAACTTTATCAAGACACCATTTTTCATGATCTGGATGTTGATTTACTATCTGTAAACCTTTAATTCCAGGGTATTGATTTAAGTATTTATCAAAATCTACCCATGTGTATAAGGATTTAAATTTATTTCTCCTTAATATAAGGTGTTTTTTGTTCCAATATTCCATAAAGAATACTTTAGGGTTTATTGGGTCTAATATATTATCTAATGTTACTTTCATATTTTTATTATTTTGTTTTTGTTTATAAGGAAACCATTTGTTAAGTAGTTTTCTTCTATATTCACAACCGCAATTTGTATTAAACCAACCTGTTACGGTTATTATTAACCATTTTATTCCTGTGGTTTTTGAAAATCTTTCAAAAGTATCTCCAAATCCTTTATCCCTCACAGCTTAAACAATTTTCTTGCATCGCTTGTTCTGCAATATCACCACGTAAAACAGACTCTGTTCTCATGTAATATAGGGTTTTAATACCTTTTTTCCAAGCTTCTAAATGTACTTTATTTAAAAACTTAGGATCTGCTTGCGCTGGAAATGCTAAGTTAAGACTAATACTTT